ATGATAAAGTATGAAACTGATTGGGAATATTCAAAGCAACATAAAAATAGTATATTGCCAGTAAAAAGTAGTGTAGTTCGATATTCTCTGACAATAACTAGTAACGTTATTAACTCGGAAAAAAGTTTGTTAGTTTTAATGATGAATCCTAGCAAAGCGGGAAAACATGGTATTGATGAATCAGATGCAACAACTAACAATGTATTGAAAATAGCAGGTAATCCTAATAATAAATACAGTAAAGTTATCATGCTTAATGTGTGGCCTGAATATAGTTCTAGCGGAAAACCAGCTCTACCTAAATTTAGCTATCTAATAGAAAATTTCAGATATGTTAATATGGTATTAGATGCACATAAAAAAGCAGACGTTTTATTGGCAACTGGTAAATTAACCTCAATGCTACGTTTTGATTATTATAAAATATTGTCTAAGTTGTATATTGATCAGCGTAAAGTGAAAGTTATCGATCTTGTTAATAATAATAAATTTGGTTGCCATCCAAGTTGTCAAGCTATTGTTCGTAAAAAAATAAATTTAACTGCGGGTAATTTGAAAAATGTTATAATCAAACAAGATTTTTCACTCAAGTAGGAAAATTAATAATGTTGTTAAATTTGGATCCACAAAGCTTAGGCAACGAATCGTTGAGTTTAAAGGTCACTTTGATTAATTTAAAATTATGTTAATTGGATTTATGGAGGAGTCTTACTTTGTTATTAAATAGTATTTTTTCTGAAGTACAGGATTTTATCCCTAAGAAAGGTGTATCGATAGCAGTGATACTTTTTTTGGTATCAGCTTGCTTATCTTTAGTAACAGCTCTTAGTGATCTTAGATTCAAACGTACTAAATTAAAAATAGATACTAATATAAAAAATGACAATGAAAATAACTGGTCTAATATTGTTAATGAAATTGCTGATTCTCCTGCTACAGAATTATCTAAAAAAAAGATTTTGCAGTTGCGTAGATGTCTTGGTGCCTTTAAATGGTCGGAATATAATTCTCCTGTAAGTCCAAATAATTTTTATGCATTTAAAGATGTTTCAATCGATGTTACAGAAGAAATATTGACTAGTTTGAGATGTAAAAATATGCAGTATGTCTTAGATAAAGAAGCTACCATGTTGCGTTTGATTGCAAGAGAATTAGTTCAGGATCGTTGGGAAACGTATAAAATTTATCGCGAACAGATTATCCATCCCTTTTTAAGTCGTTTTGGTACTATTAGAAATATGAAAGAGAAACAAGAAAATGAAAGAAAACATGCTAAGACGGAATTACAGAATTATTTAAACAAGAAGAAATGAACTAAAAAGGCCCTCACACCAACCTTAACCGGCTAGTGTGGGGGGCCTTCTTAAATTAACAACTGTCTCAATTAGAAATATTTCTAGTCAATTTGCAGTCGGTTACCTCGATAAATGGTGCTATAGATTGACTTACCGTTCTGACTAGCTAGCGTGTAGACGTTTAAACCGTTCCGTTGAGTAAAAAATTAACCCACCAACTGTCACCTGAAACGATCTCAATAATACGCGTGAGAAGCACTAGATTTGGCAATACCAGTTGCCAGTAATGCCTTTTTCACAGTAGTGAGTATTAAAGTTGCACGATTTCTCATATATTCCTATGATAATTATGGAACCTAGTAATAATCTGGTTTCCTCTTTCGCTAAGATACTTTTTCTTATGTATTAGCCGTCTGCCTTTACAGCAGGCGGCTTTTTAAGCAAAAAAAATTTCCTACGCCGAAACGTAGGAAATTAGCAAATTCAATATTTAATTATACTACTATTTACCTGCTTGTGAGGCGGATTCTGACGCCGTTTCAACATCTGGTTGCGCATTGCTATCCAAATTAGCCGCTAGCGATGACGCTAAAGTGGCTGCTGAACTAGCCTTGGCCGTGTCGCCAACTGCTGCCGCACTAGCCGCTTGACTATACGCGGCCACTACTGCCTGTGATGCTTGGGCTTCAGCTTGACTAGCCGCTGCTGAGTTAGCTGCTTCAATCTTAGCTTGCGCTTCTGCCAAAGCTTCCACGACCGTTTGTTCCGTATAAGCTAACGTGCTCGACTTGGTCTTGATTGTGTTACCTGTATCTTCCAAAATAGAATTATCCGTAATCGCCCCGACAAAAGCTAGGATTGCCCCCACAGCGGTAATCACTAACACAACTGCATTAGCGTCAATCTTAACACCAAAGAAGACCGTTGCGACAGCTAAGCCAATAATCAACACGGACCCGATAATCTGAGCCCAATAAGCGGGCTTCTTGTAGTTAGCTTTGAGTGTTGCCTGAATTACATCTAAAAATTTTGTCATTATTTCCCCTCCTAAAGGAACTTTTCTGCGATATAAATAACTAACGTGACGAGTACGCCACTAACTAAGACCCCAATCAACCAATTTTGAATAGTTGTAACGCGGTCGATTTGATGACTAGCTTCAATGGACTTGGCCAGTGCCTTGTCAGCTTTGTCGCTAATTTCGTCAACCCGATTTAATTTTTCTTCAATGTTCTCAACTTTCGTTTTGGTGGCAGCCACATCCTTTTGAATACCCATTAATAACTTAGTTGTATCGTCGTATTGTGCCATTACCGCACCACCAATCGCTGACCAGGATAGATAGTGGTGTAAATCGTCTTGCCGTTCTGACTAGCTAATGTAGTCATACTCAGGCCATTGCGTTGTGCGATTGACCACCAGCTATCGCCTGACTTGACTGTGTAATACGTGTGACCACTTACTTGGTTCACGACACGCTTACCATAGTTAGCGCCACCATTAACACCTAATGCAATATACCCATAATAGCCATTAGAACGTAAATATCTAGCCCATACATAATCAGACTTAATAATTACTTGGTTATATTGAACGCTTTCCCCAGGATAATAAGTTGCCACTTTACGATAGGCCGTACCAGCACCGCTACGCACATTTAAAGTTGTGTTAGGGTAGAAAATCCCTTGTTGGGCATAAGTTTGATTAACAACGGCATTTTTTAAGTGTGGGCCTCGTTTTGTCTTATTAATAACTTTACCTTTGTTAGCAGTCTTATTCTGCTGTTTGACTGCGGCCTTATTGGTTGCCTTAACTTTTGATTTTTGATCAGCAGTGTAGTAGTTATCATTTAATTGGCTAACATCGAAACCACCATAGCTAATCCGGAACTTAGCCGTTGATGACCACTGCCAGGCGTGGTTAGTTGAGTACCAGTTCTTACCTGCTGGTGAATATGGATAGGCTGCAATCCAACCCGTTTTACCCTTGATGGTCATCTTGTTGTTAGCCCATGATCCTGACGTATAAATATCAGTCCGATAACCAAACTTCTGAATTTCTTTCATGAAGGCGGTATTATTGCGATCATTAGTTGCTTTAGATTGGTTATTTTGTTCTTCAGCTTCCACGTCAGTTGCCAATACTGCACCAACCGGTAGCCCTGCCGCTTTAGCCGTTCGACCGGCAAAATCAGCTTCGGCAATTGCTTGTGCCTTAGTGGCATAGCGTGCAAAGTGATAACCATTGATATACAAACCAGCGGCCTGAACATTTGCAATGTTGCTGGCAGCATACGGATCCTTGTACGTACCGCCTTCACTAATCTTTACCGTGACAGCCTTTACGCCAAATTCATTACGCATGGAAACATACTCTGCGGTGCTCATATAGCCGTTATTATTCGATACATCGACCATGTCCATGCGGGCAGCCTGACTGGTAACATTGACCATAAAAAAGGCCATAAAAATAGCCCCCACCATTAAGATGAGCGCCTTTAACTTGTGCTTATTCAATTGTCTACCTCCTAAGCTTTCGCTTTATTAGGTTTATGCTGTTCAGCTAACTTTGCATTAAGTTGGTCAATTTGAACTTGAGCCATCGCTAATTGCTGATCTTTAAGGGCAATTGCTTGGGCATAGTTACTCGTCATCTTATTAATTAAAGCCTGTGCATCGATATTCATAATTTAATCCTCCTTAGTAGTGGTTGTCGTAGTCGTGGTAACTGGCTTTAAAGCAGTCAGACTATCAATCAGCGTGTTTAACACCTTTAATTTAACCCTATCAGTGCCCCCAGCACCTCCAGCAATGGCATTGTTAAACTCGTCCATGGTGATGCTGACCTGTGAACTAATACCTAAAGTGTTAATCTGAATGCTGATTGTCATAATGTTGTTCGTGTAATCTGGTTTATAATTCGTGATTAAAATGCTATCCATTTAATTTGGCCTCCAATTTATTTAATCTAGCTTCCAATTCCATGTTGTGACCATTTAATTGGTCGATTTCCTTTTGTTGTTCCTGCACCGTGGCTAGGGTGGCATTTAAAAGCACACTGTCATCCACCCCACTTAGCTTGCCGTTTTCATCACGGCTGATAAAGACGTCTGGTAGTTGCCACTGCTTAGTGTCGTTCACATCATCAACGATTGAAGACAGCCTAATGTGGCTAGTATTATTGTCAGATTTATACTGATAAGTAGCTAGGTCGATTGAGTTAACTAGCTGTGCCCAATAAGCTGTATCAGCCTTTTTAACGTCCCGCTTAACACTTAATAGGGACGATTTAACTAAGCTAGTATAGTGAACGGCACCGGCATAAATATCAGCCGCGCCACCTTTACCCATTGCAAAGTGAATAGCTTGGTTATCAGCACTGGTAAACGTATGACCGGTGTTAATTTGGAAGTTACCAATATCCAACTCTCTATTAAACTGAATAACGTTTGAGCCAGCCGTGTCAGTACCAAAGTTTGCAATATCAGATCCGGAAAAATTGGTAACTCGCCACCAAGTAGAAGCTTGGTCTGCAATGATATTGCCATAACTGTTAAACGTAATACCCGTGCCATTCATTTGAAGACCACTAAAATGAATAGATTGTGTGCTCCCCCATAAATGGATTCCGTTTAACGGGCTAAGCACGACTTGGCCCGTTAATTGATTACCGGAAACGGATTGTTGAAAGCCCGTGTCAATTCCATTGGTAAAACCTGAATTAAGTGCTAACTCGTCACCGGAGAACACCCCGTCGTAAGCTTCGTATTGATTACTACTAGAATGAACAGCTCGGTATTTAGTTACAAATGACCCTGCCGACATCTCTGTTCGCAGTCCATCCATGCTGTTAAAACCAGTGGTTGCTACTAAACCAGCTGGCGTAATAGTTGTTGGATAGAATCGACTAGTGTTATAAGTGCTGCTAATAATGTCACCGGCATTGAACGTTGTCCCATTAATGGTTGAACCATTAATCGTACTAGTATTGATTGTTGGCGAGGTTAATATGCCGCCAATAAGTGTCATATTTTTAGCTGTTATGGCACCATTTTTATCTACTGTGAATGTTCCGTTATTGGTACTAAACGTGTTAGCCGTGATATCTGCTGCTGTCAAAGTTTTGTTAACTAAAACCGTATCGAGGTTTGCACTTGGAATGATAACTGGCTTCTTAGTATCAAAATAAACAGTGTCAGCAGATAGTGTTAACTGGCCACTTGAAGAAATCAGCGTACTGCCAGCTTGCACATTAATCTCATCAATTAACTCATCTTTCGACACTTTGATTAAGACATCATCAGACGTTTGCGCGATCATTGAATCTTGACCACCGTATACGTAAGGTGTAGCCGTATCACCGAGTTCTAGTTTTAATTCGGTAAAGAATAACCCAGAAGAAGCACTATTATTAGACCCAATGTTGTCAACTCGAATATAACCTTCGTTATCATTAGCACCAGTCGTAAAAGTAACCGTATACTGGTCAATCTGTGATGGCGAAGTCACTAAATTTTTAAAGAGCCCATGAACCGCGTCATAATCACTGGTGGAACCATAAGCCCTAGATAGTAAATAAACGTTTGCACCGACAACGTTAGAAGACGCAAAAGCTTTAAATTGAAACGTGTAGGTTGTATTTGGCAATAACGGGAACCGATTTGAACCAGCGGCGGCAGTACCATTTTGAGCTGTATTTAAATAAAGCAGGGCCCCGGTGCCGTTCTGGTAGAAAGTATGTGTAGTCACTAATAGTTTCCGGTCAGTTGCCCCCCAGTTCATTAATGTCCAACCAGTAAGTGGGGTAGTAAAGTGGCTTGAATATGGAATTAAATTGGCGTTATTAGCCTCTGATTTGGAAGCTTTGCTAGCAATTAAATCTTTAGTTTGTGTTTTATAGGTCTCGTAATCGCTATCAGCAACCTTAGTAGACAACCCATTTGCTAACTCTGCAATAGTCACTGTTGATCCGTCTTTTAAGGCCGTTACTGCCTGACTAGTGATTTGATTGTTTTCAAAGGCCGTCTCGGCTAATGCCCCGGTACTATCGGCAGCAGACTTAGCAACAGTTGCGTTAGAGTCGGCAACAACAGCTTGTGAGCTAGCAGTGCTAAACTCATTATTAACATAATCATCTAAATTGCTTTGCACCTTACTTAAAGCCGTATTATAAGCGTCTGTAAGACGCTTATAAGTGTCCCGGTCAACATCACTAGCTTTAGTGGTATCCGTTAAGATGGCCGTCATAAAGGTGTTCAAGTTAGTGTAGGCTGTCGTTAAAACAGTCGTACTGATACTGGCCTCTTTAGCCCGGGCTAGAATCACATTATACTGACTAGTTAATCCAGCATAATGTGAAGCTTGTGTCTGCTTTTCAATGACGCTCATTAAATTGGGATCGTTTAAATTGGCAACTCCACTAGCCGCATGATCAGCCGTATTTTGAGCATTGATAATTTTAATGCCATCATCGGTTAGAATGACCTGAGTTGCATTAGATTCAGCCATCTAATTCACCTCCCTTCTAATCGTTTGTACTATCATTTTCACTGATTGTCCCTTTATCGATCACACTAGCTGCCGATCGTTTCGTAATGGGTATCGTGTACACCTTTTCCTTTTCAGCTGAATAGGGGTCAATTTCTAGCACCCGCGTGTTAAAGGTCACTAACAGGTAAGCCTGTGTGCCTTGATAGAAGACGTTACAAGTTTCCACTTCACGGCTTTCATCGGTTAGGTTGGGCATTACCATATCATTGTCAAAGTAAGCTTCAAACTCGGCCCCTTTATGGACAACATTTAAGGCCCACACTTTATGCGGGTCGTTAGTAGTCTCAGCTTCACCACCACCGGCCGCAAAATAGAAGTAAGGGAAGTCCAAACATTCTGATTGGTAAGTGTTCTGGTTAAAATCAATCCCATAATCCGTGATATTAAAGTTGTATAGCACGTTATAATTGCCGGCTAACAGGTCACTTGCGTTAAGAATATCGGTACTGCCATCGGAATAGCCAATTGAGACCATATCATGTTGACGGTCATAGTTAATGCGGCCATACCCTTTAAGAGGCATAATCTGTTGAACACGACTATCGGTAGGCTGTAAGGTAACTCCCGGCAAATACGGGAAGCGAACCAAGATATAGTTATGGTCATTCTTCAAGCTCACAATGTTCCAGATATAGACCGTGTTATTAACCTCCTGCACACCGAACGTCCCACCATGTTGTCCGTGAACCTGCAACATCACTGACTGCACGGCAAACTTGCTATCCTGTAAAGCAAACATGGTATCACTAGAGCCGCTGTCATCACGAGCACGACTAGTTAGGTACTGTCCATTGCTTAACCGTGCCATATATTGAGTCGCTGAGTGGGCACCATTATCGTCTGGGCCATATACCCCTAGATAGCTAATCCCAGTGGTATCTAGCTTAATTTCAGGGTCATCTTGGATATAGCCGGATTCAATCGTCCCATGCAAAGTACCAACAGCATTACTAGCCGCATTAATTAAGTAGCCCGTTTGCTGATAGCTGGTGTCAACCGTGCCATCGGTATTATAACGGCGCCAGATAAAGCCCTTGCTATCAATGTAGGATGAAATATTGGTGCTACCTTCCCAAGCTTGTAAGATTAAGCGCTTAGTCTGGGTGGTATCCGTGAAGTTGTTACCATCAGGTGTTAAAGCAACTGGTTTAATCGAACTAGCGTCCTTTTTAGCTTTAGCAATTGCGCTAGATATACTACTACGCAATTGATCAATTAATGCTGGCGAAATTGGGTTTAATGTCCGATACTCACCATAAGTAATCACATTGCTTGCTGGTGCATCATCATGTATCTCAACTTGAATAACTTCCGCCAAGATTGTCAAAGTAGGTTCTACATCAAAATTGGCAATATAATTAGTTGTCCCTAGCATAGGCATATCTTCAGGACGCATAAAAGCAGTTGTAATGGTATAAGTGAATTCGGGATGATTATAAATTTTTAATTGGGACTGCGCCCATGACTTCAAGCCACTAAGATTGCCAATGTTTTCGTTGGTTATTTTCAAAGTTCGATAAGGTTGCCCGCTACCTAACCAGTATGCTTGAGCATCGGTATCGTAAACGTATGGTGAATTATTATTAACGGCTTGGATTGTGGCACCATTTTGGCTAATCGGGTAAATTCTTGTGTACAACGCTTGCCAATTCTGCGCACGCTGAAACCCTGCCAGACCTGCTCGGTATTCAATGGTTCTCCCTTGTGTAGGGTCACCAGTATATTGTGAATTTGCTAGTGTTGGATCAGTATACAGATTAGTTGACTGATCTGTTAATGTGGCAAAATTACTATTGACAACCGGTTCCAAGTTTTTAACAATATCAACTACTTGCTTTTGATTACCGTACATGTCGACTTCAATATAAGCTCGCACCTCACAACTAAAGCTAGAGATCATTGTACTGAAAGCATCTTGGGCATTAGATGCACCACTAATGGCAAAGTTAGTTGGACTGTCAGTGGTTAGCCCTAACTCATCAAATTCACCAATCTCCCAGCCTGTACCACCTAAAACATATTCCGCAACTTCTTTCAATGTCGGTGAAATCCAAGTCTTATCTTCAATTGAAATTCCTGCTAAATCAAAAGCAAGTTTATTGGCACCCGTAAACGTGGTATAGGGCAGTAATCCATTAGCCGCTTGACCACTATAATCGGTTATATCGGTAATCCGATAACGATAAATACGATTGTCAGGTCCAATCCAGTCAAAAAAACAAGCGCTTGTTGGTGTGCTTGCTGGACGATACTTATTTAGAACTGAAAAGGTATTGCTATCTTCCCACAATCGACCATTGTCAGTATCTTCAATTTGACAAGTATAAGTATGACCAAAGTAAGGAATACCATGATTGTCTAACGTATAGGAAGCTGTTTCATTCAGACTATTATCATAAATAGTGATCGTTCTCATCAAAAACACCTTCTTAATAAAATACCGACTGATGGGCAATAGACCAGCCCTCAGTCGGATAGAAGCTCAATGTCTTATCAGCAGCACCTCTTAATGACAGCCCTAATACATTAGAACCAGGTGCCTTAATGAGGTGATTGTTGCTACTATTAAACAAATTACCATTTTTAGTAATCGTGCCATCACTAGTATTGATATGAATTTCATCACCCGCTTTGGCTATTGGAACTGGTGTTTGTAAGGCATCATTGCCACCATCTATAATGTTATAGACTTTCAGATCCGTTAGATACATATGATCATTACTGTACCCCTTAGCTGGACTGGCTAAATCTTCAGCAATAGGAAACTTAGCCATATAGACAGCACAATTAGCTAACTTATGACCATCATAAGTTCCTTCCGTATCGTTCCAGCTCCCCTTAACTGGTGTTGACCAAGCATTTTTGCCATTGTTAACATCCATTTTCATAATACTGACACTATAAAGATGTCCAACTTTTCTGAAAGTAATCGTACCGAAAAAGTTAGTAAAAATGCTTTTATCAGTACTTTGAGGCAAATACTTAGTTGAATATTGGACAACTGATTTTTTCTTTATCTTAACTGTGCTCTTGGACAATGTGCCGTTCTTATAGGTTTTTAAAGCCACCTTAGTCGTTTTTCCTTTGGTGATTTTGCCGGTGCCATTATAAATGCCCCTGCGTTGATCATGAGTGCCTATTTCAATCCCCATGGCAATTGCTTCACCATTATTGAGATTATCTTTTAGCATAATTTTTCCCATGCGCAAATTATTTTCATCCAATAGATAAATTTCCAATTTCCCTTGTGCTCGCGGGCTGCCAACATTCATTTGTAACCTAAGTGAAATTTGCCAATCAGTATAAGCACCAGGAAAAGTATTATGCATCGCACCAGCACCGTTCCACTTACCTGCTTGTAGTGGCTTTCCAAAACGATAAGAACCGTCACTGTTGGTTCCAACACCAATACTTTCAGTATGTCCCTTCATCTTTGAATCTACCCCAATGACGCCATTTTCAAGTGCAAATGGGGGTAAATATTCGTTGGCATCAGAATCCGTACTTGAAGGATTGGAAAAATCATGCCATGTATTCATCGTCTGACAGTAATCATGGACAACTAGTGGCTCATTATTCACGACTTGATCAGTACTGTCAGGGTCAACCTCACTACCTAAATAGAGGTAATCCTCACTACCTAAGTCAGCAATCCCTATCTTGGTTATATCAGTTTGAGGGTGCAAAATAAAAGTTGGAAAACTTTCCGCAGTGGAATCGGCATCATGCAACGTCACGGTATTGTCTGAATTAATAGTCACTAAAGTGCTGTCAGGTAAATTAGTGATTTCATTAATTACCTGGTCAAAACCGGACGCCTCAATCTTGGCAATCTGTAGATCGTAGATTTGGACTTTGGCATTCCCAGAAACCTGGTCAAACGAAAGAAATGATGACTGCCCAGCTGTTACAGCTGCCCACTTAATGGTGGTAGTCTGTTGTCCACTGGTAGTGGTTACGGTTACCGTGGACAAATCCGTGTAAGCAATTATGCCGTCATCATCCACAATTCCCCGACGAATTTTAAACATGCCAGTAATATCACTAGCTGACCAGCTATATCGCAGCGACATCGTACCGTTCCAAATATCAGCATCCACATCTAACTCATACAGCTTAGCAATCTGTCCAGCAGTACCACTGGATGTAAAGGCTTCACCAGCACCAATGGCTAAGTTCCGTGGGCCAATTTGATACTGCCGCATTGGTCCGTATGCCCGAGGGTCAGAGCAAGTGAATGGCACTGTAAAAGTTCCTTGGTACAAAGAGTCTGTAACATCAAAACTAGCGCTAACGTGAGCATACCAAGTCCAGTTTGGCAAAAAGTCAATGGTAAACGCTACTTCCTCACCATTTTCAGGCATCAGCCATGCCCAAATATCATGTAATCGTTTGTACTTCTCTTGATATGATCTAGCGCCAACTAGACGGAAGGTAACGTTAATGGTTTTACTTTGAATATCTGTTCCTTGATACAGGTCACCAATCATGGGCTGAATGTCAGTATTAGCATCATTTAAGGTTGGCATTGGATCACTAATTGAGCTCACTCGTAAACCAAAGTCTCGACTATGAATACCATTAAAAGTGATGCCCAGTTCATTATTACTAATTCCATCAATAATCAACGTGTTACCGTCCTTCCTGCCCAAAAGGCGTCATTTTTAGTCTTGCTAGTTGTATCTTTACGAATAACATTACCAACTTTTTGCACACCTAAATAGACATTTCCTTGCGTAGCTGCCGATTTCAAAACATGAGTAAGTTCTTTCAAGGAACCGTCATTAGAGCCATTTAAACTACCAGTCTCAGCAACTTGACGATTCATGCTTGCTTGCCCAAAAGCAGTCTGTTGGGAAATCTTTAATAAATTAGCGTACAACCCGTGAGGGTCTTGTTTTGCCCGTTCACTAATCGACTGTGAAAGTAATCCATCGGCAGTTGGCTGAGCTTCGTTTACAATGGTTTCGTGTGGATGTGCAGGGTCGTCGCCAAGTAATGCATGTGTAAACCGATCAACGACACCACCGGTTGCAAAGCGACGATGACCACTTGGTGCCCAACCACGATTCCACATCAAATCGTTATACCAGTTCGAATCGTTAAATAACGCTAGTAGTTGATCATAACCATTAGCACGATTTCCGTGGCCTTTAACCGCATAATATCGGAATGTCTGTCCAATAAACTGGAGTAATCCTTGAGCTGGATCAACGCCAGTATTGACATCTACATAACCGTGTTGGAATACTGTCGGGTTCCCACCAGATTCATGGTTAATGGTATTTAGAATCTTCTTAATACCATCTTCAGGCATAGATACATGCATGGCGGTAGCGGCCCGCTTGATATACGGTATCCACCGCGTTACACCAGCACCACCTGGATTACCAGCACCTTCAATTGCTAATTTTTTCAACCAATCAGTTTGATTTTTCTCAAAAGTCTTAGCAGCATCTCCAATAGTAGATCCCTGAGTACCGCTGAAACCACTGCTATCAAAAGTACCATCAATAAGCTTTTTCCAATTTTTTATAGGATGTGACAAAAAGTCAGTTACATCTTTAAATGCGTTCTTTATCCAGCTGGTCACATTGCCAACTAGACTACCATTTGCAAAATGTTTAAGTCCAAGCACAGGGGCCATCATTTGAGACTGCTCCGCATTTAATACCTCGTCACCTGGAACTAACTCGCGAATAATATTTTGGCCTTGAATTGGTTCTGCTTTCCCATTTTGGTGCAAAATGATTTCTTGATTATTTCCGTTAACTTTAGGTCCATCATTGACCATAGAATGAGTTAAGCGGCCAATACTTCTACCTAATGTACCGGTAGCAAAATGATAAGTTAAGTCCGGCGCAGAAATCTTAGTGTGCTTATCTGAGCCACCAAGTGCTTTACTCAACGTTCCACTAGCCGTACTTGCAGAATTAAAATTACCAGCCGTCTTTTGAGCAATTTTAGCTGAATTTCCTAATGGGTATTTAGCACTAGCTGCTAAACCATCAGCAAACGTTTCCGACACGGTTTTCCCGTTTGAATATGGCTTACCTTTTTGACCAGGATTCATTCGCTTGTCAACACCACTCGACAAGTCATGTGCATTGCCAAATATTGCACCGAAATTATCTTTAAAACCAGTATTGTAGGTACGGGAAGTTTTGCTACCGTTACTTTTCAAACTAATATTGGTTTTATTCTTCAATAATTTTTGAAGGTCATTCAGATATTCATTAGTCGTGATTTGACCAGTTTTATACATCTTATTTAAACCGGCCATAGTTGTTTTAGCATGACCTTTGACATCAATTTTGGTTTTATTGCCCACGAGTTTCTGCAAAGCCCGCATTTGCTTTTCAGCTTCTGGCAAGCCTAGCTTATATCCCTCGGCCAATGACTTGAGTGTTTTCTTGCCAACCTTTGATAGATCCTTATTGTAAATACTATCTAGGTCTTTCTTGAACCGTTTTGATAGATCGCTCTTGTTAATAATTCCTGATTTCAAACCAGCACGTAAGGTAGCTAGATCATTTTTACCCAGCTTAGATAAATCTTTCTTAAATAGCACATTATATTCATTACCAAACTTCTTCTTCATCATTGAGTCTGAGATGGTTCCTGATTTCAGTCCTTGACGTAAAAGTTTAACATCATCCTTACCTAATTTAGTTAATCCTTTAGACGGGAATAAATTCATAATCGACGAACCAAACTTTGACTTTAACGATTTAAGGCTAATAACACCGGCGTTCAGTCCAGACTTGAACATAGCAACTTGTTTACTACCGTTTCGTTGGAGCTTTTTGCCTGAGCTATCAAGCTGTTCCTGGAAATATACCCGCGCCATTTCGTAGCCTTTTTTTGACCCAGATTTAAATTCCTTCCAAAAATCTGCTCCTGTATGCTGCCCATATTTACCAAAATCAATCTTTTTAGTAGTGTTGGTTATGTCTATACCCCACTTTTTAATTTCAGCACGGGCTGCTGTGCTCCCCTTTCGGGAAAGGCCCTTGACAAAAGCTGCAGATTGCTTCTCAGCAGCTTTTTCGGTAGCATTTGCGGTTTTATTCGTCTGTGCAATTAATTCTGCAGCATCTACCTTCGCTTGGGCAACAGCAACTTTCCGGCTGTGACCAGCGCTTTCATACGCGGCAGTTTGATCTTTAACATACTTTCGCATGGTTGCAGACGAATTAGCATTGCGCTTCAAGTCAGATTTTATTGTTTTAGCATTAATATCTTCCGTCTCAGCTAACCATTGTTTTTGTGTCAGGTAGTAATTACCCTTTAGTGATTTATATTCAAGCTGACCATTTTTGCCAAGTTTAGTATCCTGGGTGTACATAAGCTTTTCAGCATCAAGATATTTATCATTTAACTTTTTAGTTTCAGCAATCCACTCTTTACGAGTTTCATAGGTACCATTTAGTAAGGACTTATAGCCCTTACCATACAGTTTATCCATTAGCCCATTATATGCAGAAGAAATACTAGTACCACTATATAAGTCATCAGTACCTGTATTCTGATAATGTTTATTCAACTCATTTTGAGTTGCCTGACGCTTTAATAAAGCTTTAGCAACAACACTTTCTTCTTGCGCAGTAAAACGAGCGATACGAGCCTGATACTCAGCACCATTAATCAATCCTTGGTCATACAGCTTCTTGGCTTCAGCTTTATTGGAAGCAACGAATGACCGTACTTTTTTTAATGACGAAGCATAATAATCATCTGCTTGGCGGCTCAATTCTTTATATTTACCAGCACTTAATTTAGAATTGCTTGAAGCATATTCTTTCATAAGACTTTCTTGGTCTTCCTCAGAACGAGCCAAACCAGACGTATAGTAAGCCAAAGTATCATTGGCTTTGTTATATGCTTCTTGTTGTGCTGCTGTCATCTTAGACAAGTCACCACCGGTATTTTTAACAATTTTTTGAATTGTTGCATTGGCAGCTTGCACCTTTTTAACAGCTTTATTAGCATCTTGTTGTGTGGAGTCATACGACAAGTTGCTCTTAACAGCTCCTAAACCAGTCAGGGAACTGTTTAAGTTTGTTTTAGCCTCACTGGCCTCCGTCCTGATTTTTCCCACTAAAGTCCGCGTAATGTTAGTGTACTTTGTGGCAATATCTGAAGAAAGCTTTTTAGCGTCCCGACCAGTAGCGGTATCCATCTCAGCCATATCACCTTTGATTGCCTGAAACTGACCATTGATACTTCCTACTGCTTTTGCAGTACTGCTGGATATATGAACACCATAATTTTCGAAGCGTGCTTGTGATTTTTGGACGCTCTCGCCTAGTTCATCACTGTATTTTTTTGCACGATACAGACCATAGCCTGCAGCACCAATAGCTACAATTGCGGCCCCTACAGCTAACAGACCTGGCACACTCAATGCAGCACCGCTCAAAAGGCCGGTAGATCCAAATACCTTGCTTGCAATTCGAGCTAACAGGCCAGTCTTTGTTGTAACTGCTTCAGTCGCTTTTGCCGCCGATTCCTCTGCGGCTGAAGCTGCCACTGCACCACCCTTTAACAATCCAAATGTTGAAGCAATTCCTTTAATACTGTTGGTGAAGGCAGCTGCCTTCTTAATAGCGAAAATCGCAAGTAAAGCCTGAGTAACCGCTTTTACGGCTTCTTTATTATTGGCCATCGTTCTAGTTAAATCATCCAATGATTTCAACGGATCCTTGGCTTCATTCGCATTGGAACCAATTAATCCAAAGGCTTTGCCAATATTAGTAATAATGCTGCCAAACGTAGTCCAAACTGTACGACCAACAATGCCTGCAATTTTACCCAAGTTACCAATCAAGTCAATAATTGTATCTTTGTGTTGATTTAGGTATTTAATAACCTTTACAACTGCACCAGTTACCACACTAATTGCATCAGAGGCTATCGCCGCATACTTTTTCATCATGTCATCACTCAACAGATTACGCATATCCGTTAGCATACTTTTGTTCATGTTAAAAGCAGTCTTGGTAATGTCACCTGTCAGCACTTGCCAGCGTGATTTTAGGTACATAGTCATCCCTAAGAACGACGTCATTGCTTCCTTAGTACCACCTTGATACTTTTTCCCAAGATAATCGAGTGCTTGTTCAAACTGTTTTGCAGACAATTTACCAGTAGCAGACATGGCATACAACTGCTTCATAGATTTGCCGGTCGCCTTTTGCAATGCTTCACCAAACATTGGAAAACGGTTAATCATAACGGACATGTCTTCTGAGCTTGCTTTACCACCAGCAACAATCTTCGCAAATTGTTCTCCGGATTCAGCCAAAGCGTCATTGCTCATATGCAAAGTAGATCCTAGTGCAACAAATGCTTTTGTCCAACGCTCGGTTTCGGATACACTTGAATGAACATGATAAAATGACTGTGCCATTTTGTTAACGGTATCAGCAGCATAAATAGAATGTTGAGAAACACTATTAATATAATCAATAAGCTTTTGACCATCTTTTGGTGCTTCTGAGGTAAGCGACTTCCAAACAGTTCGCATTGTATCTTGCTCTTTATTATAAGCAAGTCCTGTTTTTACTAAACTTTCGAGACCATTTTTCATCGCGTAAATTCCGCTCATTACGGCATTACTGATAAATGTCCCCTCAATAATATCTTTTAGCCGTGACGTTGACTTCCGTGCACGATCCATATCATTCGTGGTCTCTTTTGCTTTTTTATCAGCATTACCACTCATGTTTGCTTTAAGATTGATTTTTTTCGAGGCTAATTCATCTGCCTCTTTTTTAGTCTGTTTTAAATCTCTTTGACCATTTCCAGTCACTTCAGACTTTATTTTTAGTCCAGTTTGGTTGACTTTTTTTTCATCGTTAAAGATTTCTTTAATCTCTTTAGAAGCGTTTCCTTTAACCTCGGTATCAATTTTTGCATGCTTAGTCCCAGTAATTTCTTCATACCATTTTAATACAGACTTATACGACTTTTTTACTGGATCAGTATCAAGTTGCAGTTTAGTTTGTTTATCTAGGGCCTTATCAATCTTCGATTTACCACTTGTAACGTCCTCAACTGCTTTATTCATATTCTTCTTAGTATTAGTGCTGATGTTGTCACCTGCACCATCACCTACTGAACCAAGCTTTTCCTTAGCAGACTTAGCTGCTTTTTCAACAGTTGATAGAAAATTGGCATCTTTCCCATTTAAAACAATTGTTACTGTTCCATCGGCTTGAGCCATTCTCCTTCCTCCTTTCTTTTATTGTCTAGTGCTTGTAATCTTTCCAGCAAACTGGTTTTTAACGCAAACCGTCGCTTTAAGGCTAATTGCCGTGTATATTCCAGATTGGCATCACGATCATTAGCTGGTGGTGGCGTTATTTCACGTTGCCTAATAGTGATAATCTGACTAAATTGGCAGTTTTCTGGCAAACCAAATAATAGGGCTTGAAACTTTACCCAGTGTAATTTCCCACGTTCATCCCAAAGATCAACATTATAGACTTGTTTAAAAGATGCATAGATAGCCATGGCATCTTGTTCAAAATCATAGTACTTGGGATTATTGTGGATTGGTAAAGGTTCACCCGTAATATCTACATGGTCGCTATCCGCCACGCTATATGGTGACCAATTAATATATGCAATCAATTCACTAAGCAATCGATATATTTGCTTTTGTGTTAGTCTTCCTGCATCAAGTTGCGCTTCTGGTACTAATAAAAAAAACGCCGCTAATACGCGACGTTCCGTTAGATAATTTGGATCAATTAGATTAAAAAATCTTATTACATTGTCGAAAGTTAAATTGACATTGTACTCATGTTTTCCAAAAACAATACCTGTTAGCAGATCGTTACTCAGTGTCTTCGTTGGCTTCATGATTGTCACCAACCAATGAGATGCCTGCAGCTTTAAAAGCATCACCAGTGGCTTTGTCCATTTTTGACTGAATATTAACATCTTGTTGTTTAACTAAAGTAACTATTTTTTCAAAGAAAGTACTTAGTGCTGTTGTTGTGACCACTGTTTTGGCAATTAGTTTTCCAGCCTCCACTTCATCTCCATTTTGATTAAGAAAAACGGAATCAAAGAAGTCAATAAACAAGCTTCGCATATCAGTATCTGCATTTTTCCTGTCTTGTTCAATTTCTTCACTATGCTTGGAAAAATTAGTTAATAGCTTACTGGTATTGGATTCAGAACCAATATTATCAATTGTCTTAAGTAATTTATCATATTTACTTAGCAATGCTAATCGCTTATTTTCAGTATAAACAATTAAATCCATCAACGTATCATGAGGCTTTAAAAATAATTTTTTGCCAGAAATATCAAAATCAATATCATTAGATGGATCTCCAAAATCTGTTAATTTAATAGTACTCATGTTTAATCAATTCCTTTCTTTTTTATGTACATGCCGCCCCTAATGGTATTGTGTGTTTACTAGGCGACATCATTGCTCTTATTGACCAGAAGCTTTTGTAACTGTGATTGTGAGTGTAGCAGCAATTGATGAGTTTGACTTGACAAACCCTTGTAAAATTGTTTGACCTTCTGCAACACCGGTAACCTTACCGGTATCATCAACAGTGGCAATCTTATTATCTCCGGTTGACCAATCAATGGTGTTATTAGAGGCGTATTCTGGTACTAATGCTGCCGTAACCTGCTGAGTTGCTCCTACGGCAATGGAAACTGTTTCGGGTGATAGTGTCAAACCAGTTACCTGACATTCAACTGAGCCATCGTTATGAATAACGTATGGCATCCCGTCAACAGTCAATGTGAAACTAAAAGGTGAAGTGGCATTGACTGCTCCTGACCATGACAAAGGTGTGGTAATAACTGCCTTAAAAATACGAATGGTTTGATCGGGGTCAATAATAACAGCCAAGGTTTCCAATTCACTTGATAATTTTGAAAACTTGTCACGAATAAAGTCTTGTGCATCATCACCGGCATATGAATTCCCCGTAAAAGCATAAGTGATAGCCTTAGCAGATACATTTGATTTTTGAAAACCAGCATCTAACATATCAGATTCAGTATCTACTGTTTCTGAAGCTGCTGGAGTAACTTCCGTGATACCCTTTCCTAATCTCGCCATCTTCAGTCCAGCTGGCCATGTTTCAGACAGTACATCCGAAGCCTTGATTCCATAGAATTTTGATAAGTCAGTATTACCACTGACATCAATATAAGCCTTTGCGTTATAACCATAAGTATGGCGTTGTGTTAAATTTGACAATTTTTTCACACTCCTTAAATTTAATAATGTGTCACGATATTGACATTAATATCAATTGAAAAGTAATTCCAATTATCATCACTGCCTTGATATATCGGCAAAGTCACTGTCGGTTTATCGTTAATTTCGTAGGTGCCATTTGCTGATACTAGATCATCGAATTTGTCAGCAATATAAGCGGCAAATTGATTCAGCACTGAAATTCCATTAGCTTGCGTTTTATACGTAAGCTCGTACGTCAATGTTCGTTCGGTATTACCAAGCATATCAATAGACCCGATTTGTTCACCGGCCATATGTTCTAGGCCCATGGACTCTCCTGTTTCTGGATAACTGGCATAAAACGGAATAGGCGGGTTCAAACCAGAAGGGAAAGCTTTGATCGCATCATAGATGCTTTCAAGAATATCAGTTGCAGTTTGCAAACTAGTTGCCATTGTTTAAAATCCCCTTTTTAAAAGTTTGTGTCCATTCATCCATGTGTAGCTGTTTACCACGTAAGTCCCATCTTCTACCAGTACCATCAGTCGTATAATGATGGACCCGATGCTGATTTCCGGATCGGTCGGTAATAATACCGTAGAATTGTGCTCTAGCATATTTAATCGCTGGTCCACCATATGTGATTTTTGTGTTAGCCGCATCAATGAGACCAGATGAGCTAAGACTAACCGCTCCATCGCTTCTTTTAGGGACCAATGGACGCATATCACGTTTCATTAAATTCAAAGTGTCGCCTCGTGCTTGTTTCAGCTGTGAAGCACTCACCATCTTCTTAATGTTGGAAAGCTCAAAATTGACATCAACTTGCATTAAACCACCTCCAATTCATAGCAAAATACCATGTCTCTGAATGGTTGCTTGATGATATTCACGTTAGCCACACTACGATAAACGGTGTCATCAATAATCTTCCACTCATCATCGCTATCCATTTTCGACAAATCTGGACAGGATACCGAATCACCAGCCGAATCGACGGCCTTAACATAATCTGGATAAACCAAATAGACATCCAGATGCGTCAGCAGTTCTCCTTGAGACGACGTGTTTTTAATACTCTCGTGATCAATACGAAGCTTTGTAAGCTGATATTTCTCATAGGTTGGCTGACCATACATGTCTTTACCTGTAACATGCGCAATGGTTACCTTGTCAGTCAGCATATCACGCATGCGTGGAGTTAATTTAGTTTTCCTTGCCATCTAAACACCTCGATAAAGCAGTCCTGTCGGGACTAACTGGCGGTAGGCGTCAGCCGAAATATAACCATCAGATGAACCACTATTTGATACTGGCGTGCTCCCATAGTTGATAGAAGTTCGACCCATAGTAATGCTTTGGGCTTCATTTTCAGACTGGTCTTGTGTCAACGTTTCGCTCTCAAACTGATTAATAGTTTGTAAAGCCACCGCTTGTTTAAATTTAGTGACCCTAAACGTATCGTTATCAGTAGCTAAATCATGATGTTCATAAAAGCTCATGGTTAGTTCATTGATTACTTGTTCGGCAAACCATTCATACTTATCGAAATCCGCTTTTGCAATCGATGGGTCCACAAATGGTAATGCTTGAAACTCACTGTAAGTTAAATAGGCCATTGGGATCACTTCCAATTTTCTTTGAGTTGACCGTACAAATCATCCTTTAGGGTGACACCAGTATAATCAACACCTAAATCATCTAAATACGCTTTGATATCGGCAATAGTCACGTCCGATTCGGCCGGCAAACTAGTTGGTAACGGCTCCGCTGTGGAAGCCGCTACTAGTTTCCCGTATTACCTGGAGTAGTTGCTACAGTTGCACCTGGCACAAACATTGGATCTAATTGTGCCTTGTAAGCTACAACTTGAATGTTTCGCGGATCAATACCATCGACAACTTCCCAGGTTGTCGATGCTGCTAATTCTGCGTCAGATACAGCATTAGCAATAGCGGGTGAAAAGTCTGATTTGACACTCGTCCCTTGAACGTGAATCGTTCCAATTCGTTTTTGAACAATTGCATCTTGACCACCACTTTTTAGGGCATCACGCTGTGTTTCAGTTGATTTCATGACAGTTGAGTATGAAACTGCGCCAGATCCGAAGACATATGCAGTTGTTGTTGGCTTAGTCTTGTCAGTCAAATCCGTTTCAATGTCATCATCCAAAACAATACGTAATCCGTTATATGCCGTAAACGGCGTAGCCCCATTTTGTGGCTGGATCGTTTCAATCAAGCCTTGCGACTTCATCATTGAATACGTTGCTGAATTAACTGCAATGGAGCCAAATGTAGTATCTTGCAAATCACCCATTAAACCAATGGCTGCTAAGAAACCTTTGGGGCCGAATTGCGCATCTGTTGGTGACTTAACCGTTTGATCAAATAGCTTAGCTGCTGCGATGTCAGTATTGCCAAAAATACCTTTAAGAACTTGTAATAGTAGCTTTTGGTCTTGCCGTACCCAAAACTGTGCAAAACGATTACCAATCTGCTCTTGCACCGGTGCGCCAGAAATTAGAGTCGTTAAGTCGGTGTACCCAAATGCTTTGTCACGGTAGAACTTAATGCCTTCTTGCTTACCAGAAGTTAAGCTATTGACAGCAATGTCTTGACCATCAACCCAATTATCTGCATCACCAGATAAATCATTAATAAATGGAACACTGATTCGTGAACCAGCTTGTGTCAATTGTGGGCCTAACGCCGTGTCAGGCGTTAAAATACCTGATTGAACAAATCGATTAGTTTTAATAATATTGTTAGTAACATACCGTCCAAGAACGGCAGGGACAATCATGTCCGATAAGTTTGTATATGCCATTTAGGGCACCTCCTATTTAGTTTCGTAATTCATTTTTTCCCACGTGTCTGGATCGCGGCGATACAATTCATTTTGTTCAGCCATTGTCATCTCATCAAGTGTTTTTGCAGGTAATGGGCCGCCTTTAGGCTGACCAGGAACAACGTGACCTTTGGGCTTACTACCCTCATCTATTGAATCATCCTTGAATAAGTATGCTTTACTTTCCTTTAAGGCAGCAACTTGTTCGTCTAAACCTTTGACTTTTCCATCATCATCCAGCTTCACAATGCTCATATCTAATTGGTTCATCAAATCGTTAGGATCATGCACATTGGCGTTAATCAAAGCCAGTTTAACCGCATTGTCCGTTTGCGCCTTTGTGAGTTTGTTGCTCCATTCTTCATCCCTACTCTTTGAATCAGCCTGTAACTGTGCAATCTGATCTTTGAGTTTTTGACTAGCCCCGGCTTCATCACCAAGCTTAGAAATACTATCGTCACGTTCCTTAACTTTCGAGGCAAGTGCTTCATTTTCAGATGTCAAATTGGTAACCTTGCTTTGCAACTCAGTTAACTCGCTGTGTGTTTTACCGTACTCCGACATAACTTTCTCCAGGTTATCACCTTCAATACCTAATTCTTTTAAAAATTCGCGTGTTAACGCCATAGTGCAATACCCCTTTCGTTTTTTTACGAGGCAACGACCTCGAATAATTTGATTGCAATAAAAAAAGCAGTTTAACGGCATGCTTGGGCCGAGTATTACTTAACAATTTGTTCACGTTGGTATTGACGAACCAAGCCATCGTGACTATTAACATATTGCCTAGTAGCCGCCTGCTGGGTGCGTATCAGCGCCTTATAATGCATTTGTGCGTCTTCGTCGCCTAATTCCTTGGCTGATTGTAAAGCGAGCTTAGACTTGCGGATAGCCCGTTCTAAGCGACGCTGATTTTGAATAAGCTTTTCCTGTTTAATTGCGTCACTAGGTTTTACCGTTTGCTTAGTTTCTTCCATATCCCTAGGATTAAAAATGGTGAAGTCAGTGTGCCGACAATTAATGCCAAGCGCCCCACCAGCTTTACCATAGTTATGATTATAAATTGTGTCGTACTTGTCATCATAGTCCGGATCACTTGCAGGAACAGTATTGACAACCCTACCTTGCATTCGGGCACAGTCTTCACGAGCGGCCGCAAATTCGGGATAAACAATCAAATGATAATTGTATTCATCCATGCGTGATTTAACCGTCTCTGCATAAGCTTTAGGAACGGCGGTATTAATCACCATGTTGGCATAAGTTTCAACATTCCAATTTCGACCAGCCTTATCAATCAGGTTAGTTTTCAACCCACTGTCCTGCCACTGATAAATCGTATCAGCCAAGGCCCTTTTGGGCTCATGAGTGCCAGTCAATATCTTGGCTACCGTATTTTGTAAAACGTCACGATAGGCTTTGGCCTGTGCTGAGGTTGCAGTATTTCTGGTCAGCAACGTTTCGTTTATCTTATTATCAAGGCTATCATTGGCCATTTTGGCATAGTTTTTCATCAGATAATCAATCTCACTAGTTGGATTAGGCTCTTTGCCGGTTACTTCAATAAGTTCTTTTTCCGTCGTCGCTTTAATATTGGACCCAATACTAACCATAATCTGACTAACAATCTGATGAGACTTGTTAACATGACTAGCAATTTGCTTGATTGTTTGATCGTTAAAGTCCCCTAACTCAGCTAACCTTTTAACTTGCCAAGCCAACACGTTATCACTATTGAGTTTACTCAAATCATCCCTATTTAATCGTTCAATGATATTCTTAATAACCTGCGCTTGGATGGCATCATATTCGCCTTGTAATATACTGACTGCTTTATCAACTCTACTCATAAATCATCAGCCTCTATTCACTGCTAGAATTATTACCAAACAAGTCAGTTATATCAGGTGTTTTCGAAGCCATTGCACCGACACTTTCCTTTAAAATCTGCTGATATTCCTTTTCAGCCTTGTCCAATGGAATATCTTGTAACTTGGCAATTGCCTTAACCTTTGACATCAAGCCCGCATTGGTCAGTCCCTCGATATACGTCGCCTGTGATGCTTTGTCTGTAAACACGCCATCATCGTAATTGGTCTCAATATCTAAGTCGTCGTAATCCACAACACGATTATCCAAAGGTGTCACACCATTAGGAAAATACTGTGGCGTTGTTGCAATCTCGATAATCGCATGAATTAATTCACTGATAAACTGGTCAATCATTGTGAGATAACTGCTTCGAGTTTGATAGGTCAAACTGTTCTCGGATACTACTTGGGTAGCAGTAACATTGTTACCTTTCGCCACGCCATCATAACTAAACGTACCCGAACTCAACCCACTTTCCATTTCAAATCGATGGATAAACTCTGTAATAGCTGAATTGAATTGGTCAACTCGCAGATCACGAGTAATATCAGTCGGCTTGAAATCATCTGATTGAGAATTCGATGAAATAAACAGATCAGTATCATCGTCTACCATAGATTGCTCTTCAACGTCCCCATTACGGTTACGCCGATGTGCTGTTCTGACCATTTCAGGCGGTACGATCACTTGACGCTTACCGGTTAAGATTTCCCAATGCAGAGCATCGTATGTGTCGTTAATCGCTTCTAACGTGCGTAATGAATTGTCAATTACACCCAACCCCATTGAGCTATCAAGGCTTCGATTATTAAATCCCGGAGTCTTAAAAACCGCAAACTCAGGGTAACTTCTATCAGCCACCATAGTTTGCGGTTCTAAATCTGGATATTGCATTGCTAATGGCACTTGGTCGCCAATCACATCAACCGATCCCGAACGGTAAAGCTCATTACTAATCACATACTGACCGCCATCATCCCATTGATGAAATTCTAATAACGTGTACCAAATAGGCGTATGTTGTTCCGTTACTTGGGTACGAGTTGCTAAGCAAATCTCTTTCATGCCATTGCTACTAGAACGTAACGGATAAGCTTGGTCTGCCCGTGACCATGCCACCTTAATATTGTAGTTGTCGTTAGTATCCACATATGGACGAGCAACCATATAGCCAAATGCAGTGCCGTGCTCAATATTAGCTTCCAATTGATTTTGAAAGTCTGAATCAGATAGCACACCTTTAATGTAGTCGTTGACTACTTCTGCATCCTTAGCTTTACCCGCATCTTCATCATCACCTTGATTGGCTAATGAACCAATCTCAACGGTAAACTTCTCATTGACGCATAACGAAGCGATACGGCGGGCTGCTACCTTAGATAAGTTTAACGTGTACTTATCCCGGCTCCTCGGCTTACCTTTTGAATTAAGATAATCGGTTACTAAATGGTTACCCGTATAGATGTTAATCGCATGCAACAACCGCCGATATTCCTCAGCAGTAATAGCAACACGATCATCATCCCAAATATGTGTCATTGATTTAGCTCCGGTCATTTTATCACCTGCCTTAATTAAAAAATTAGTTACCTTTGACAACAATCCCATTTGCTCACCACCTTAGAATTGAAGATTAAAGTCACGTTTGCTGTCTTGAATGATATACATAAAAGCATCAACCGAATGGTCAAATACTTTGATAGGTTCTGGCTTTTCACTTTCCAACGTTTTATCATCCCATTGATATTGCCGATGCTCTCTAAGAAATATTTTGTTATTGACTGTCTTGCGAACGAATACCCGACCTTGTGCCAATATGTCTTGTACATTCGAAATCATTTGGAACTTCTTCGGTTTTGCTAAATGATGGTGCTTAACGCCAAAATCCTTAAACATCTGGTTTTCTAATGCAAAGTCAACCGAAGCGCTATCACTAGTAAACTTCCGCGCATCCATTTGTAGCTCATCTTGGATTCTATTTTCAAAATCATTAATATCCTTAGCCAAATCACTAGGCGCTTTTTTCTGTGGCTTATCAACTGGTGAATAATAATAAGTGTCATAAACATAAAGTTTATCTTTATCAGTCAACACTACCGCTACTTCCGCTGTGGCTGAATGTTGAGCACCACTATCAAGGCCGAAATAAAGCGACACTGGTGTTTCATCAAACGGTATGCTATTCACCTGCTGAAATAGGCTGAATGAATAAATACTAGTGCCTAGCCCGATTGGTTCGCCAAGATACTGCCAACGGTAATAATCATTGTCGAACTTCTTTTTTCGCTCAATATCCTTCATGATTTGGCTAGTAATCAATCCTAACTTATCATCAAGGTAAGTTGAGGTATCAATGAAATAGTCTGGATCATCAAGCTTGCTAGTAGTCCACTCGTTAACCCACGCATATTGGTCTCTAGGCGGGTTATACGAATAGAATACTTTAACCTCGTCAACATACTCCGACTTGTGTCGCAAGAATGTAACGTTGTTATTTTCAACGTCATCTTTATTAGCAAAGTTGGCTAATTCTTCATACCATAACGCAATAACATTCGGGTCAGTGTTTGACTTTAATTTTTCCGGTTTATCAATACCATAAAACCAGAAATTAGAATCACTATACTTAAATTTTATATGCATTGGCGACCGATAAAAATCAAACCAATCTGTTACCCCGAACCAAGACATTGCCTGTACAATTTGCCCATAAACTGACTTGTAAACGCCATCTTGCGTTTTAGCAAAGCATTCAATATTAGCAGGATGATTTTGTGTAACATGGTAAAGAAACATCTCAACTAACTTCATGCTTATCGTCGAAGACTTAAAGCTGTTACGACCGCCGCGCAAGATAACATAGGGCCTGGGCGTCGTCCACATTTGTTTAAAATGTGGCTGAATCATCTTTTGAATATCAATCAAGTATCATCACCACCATAATCTTGTTCCCATGAATCAACGATGGTAAGCTCCGGTAGTGCGTTTCCTTGCTTAGCAGTCTTCGCTTGAATTTCTGCAATATCCGCATCAGCTTTGAGCTTGCGAATCTTATGCTTATTCAAATCATCTGTTGCAGGCAATCGTTCAAGCAGTTCTTTCATTGCTTTTTGTTTGTCGTACATTTCAACCACAGCTTCACCTTTATCAATTCGAATTGACTTGATATTAGAAGTGTCAATCTTCTTGCTATCACGTAGTTTAACGACTTGTTCAAAGTAAAAAGCCTGTTCCCCAGTATCTGGATCAATAGCAGGAACATAATCATACGGATTACTCTTCGGACCATACTTACCATCTTTTGAGTAATTCTTCTGCCACCTTAAATGCTTGACAGTCTCGAACTCAACAACGTCCGTAACATCTGCTGTAGCCTGTTTTAGGTAGCATTTCAGAATATCATTCGCGTCAACATAAAGCTCTTGCGACTGTTGTTTCTTTAGTTCTTGGAGCTGTTCTTTTATACGAGCATTTCTGAGCAGCCTTGGACCATTTGTTACTGCCACTTCATAACTACATTTATAGGCTTGCTGATAAGCCCACGTTGCATTAAATCGTTGCAAATAAAAGAGGCAGAACAGTTTTTGCTTATCTGTAAGCTCACTGTTTGCCTCTAGTTCATCAATTATTTTGGGTGCGGGTTTGTGTGCACCCTTTTTAGCTTTTGTGTGCACACCTTTTGGCTTAGGGGGTGCAACATTCTTTAAGTTATCTCTTTGCCACTTATGCCGCTGCTTCCAAGTTTTGACCGTATTCAGAGTAACACCATACTTAGTAGCGATGTCCTTGTACTTCATACCCGTCATATAGTCCTGTTCGGCCCGCTCATACTTTTCTGTCATTACATACCACCACACCTTACTTTCTTATACAAAATAATTATATTTTTATTCCTAATCCAAAAGGCTTGCCAAGTAAATCCGTATATACTACTTCTACTTGTTCTTCATTTGGAAAACGTTCTTTTATTTCTTTTTCTGTCAACCGCAACGTCTTTTTAGATTTTTCGCCTGGATTTATTTTTTCAAATTCAGGCTCCTCTGGAACGTCAAAGATTCCATACCTTGTATCCGTACAAGCGCTGATGATACGATTTCGTTCATCTGGTTTAGTTCTATCAATACTATTATAAAATTTGCTTGTGCAAACACCTCTAAATGCAAAAGAACCAGCAACATACCCGGAATTCACAATACATATATTATACTCAGTAGGAATAAACTTGATAACTTCCGATGCACTACCTTGATTTATTTTCGACACTTCTTTATCCTTTTTATGAAATTCAAAGCTAAGGTTAGTGCTATTCAATTCTATAAATTGATCGTGACTTTCCTTTATCTGCCTATTAGTTTGCCTTTCACTTGAGCGTACCTGATATACAATAAAGAGTAACCCAATCATGGTACCAATTGAACTAGTCCAATCTGCAACAGTTCCCCAATCGCTCTGATTACCATTAACAGCTAAAAAAATAGCTAGTGCAATCAATCCGCCCAAAAAGCCAAAAAATACAGCAATTAATACTAAATATATAAGTTTTATATTCATTGTTTTGACTCCTCCAAACTAATATAACTATACAAAAACTCCCGCTAAAAAGCGAGAGCAGTTCGAAGGATTTTAGTTTGAGCAATCAAAGAAATTCGTGAGTATCTAGGCTGCTAAACTAATAAACTACACCGGCGGCAGAGAGGAGCACATCACCCCTTATAAATCCGCCGGCTACACAGATAGCTGGATTTGAACCAACATAGACGGTTTTGGATACCGCCATCTTGCCAATTAGATCATATCTGCTTAATAGACGGGCGATCATATCAACTAATCAAGGAGGCAATGCAACTGTACATCTGTGCCCGTCTAACGTAGCCTGCTGGACTCGAACCAGCGACAACCTGATTAACAGTCAGGCGCTCTACCAACTGAGCTAAGGCCACAACTAGTAAGTGGACTTGTTGTTTTCCGGTTGACCAACTAGAAATTAACAATTACGCATTTGCGACATGTCTGCCCACTTACTAATTTGAACAATGTTCCCCGTACCAATCGTAGGAACTCTGGCACCTTCGATTAGGTAAGATGCACGTTTTCTGTATGCAGAGCTGTTCAATACCCTGCAGCACACGGTTACGTGGTGGTGTGGAATCGAACCACATACAGCATAATAAATACCTTATTTACCTTAATCCGCCACATACAACGGCTAGGACTATCAGAAAAACGTTTATTTGTCGCCCTAACCAATTATCAATAATACTAATTTACACCCATTTTTCGATTATGAATCACGGTCTTATCACACTGTTTTCCCGCTTAAATCGCACTCGAATCACACTTTTTTATAAATGTGTAAATCTTGCCAACAGAGAGACAGTTCAAAACGATCAGCGAATTCATTCAATGCCCTGCGTTTATATTTAGTATACTGTGTGTCCTGATAACCAATTACACCAGCAACATGCCGATCAAGTTTATTCCGTACATATCGATTAATTAAGATATCCTGTGTCATCTTGCTACACCGTCTAATCGTATCAGCTACTTCCCGACAAACATGATCAGCTTCAAGCACTCGATCAATACGATCCCCTGCACGGTTACGATTATCATGAAAGGCTGGCATATCATCTAAATTTTGTGACGGAATATGTAGCAAATCATTGTCATTTGATAATCGCTGAAGCATGGGGACGCGATTTCTAAAAAAGTCGTCAACATTATCAGCAGTTGCTTTGTAATCAATATCCTTCAACAAGGTATCGAGCATTTCATTCATCATCTTGGACGCCCCTCCAGTCAACCTTTTATGCTATAATTAATGTGTTAGGTATCAATCGTAGCGCGGTCAGCGATGGCGGCGTTTTTTATTATGGCTATCAACCAATTGCTCGATAGTCAACTTTGTATAAGGAGCAAAATCATGATAGAAAGAAAAGTATCCGTAAATCTAACTCAAAGTAGTTCCACTGCCTTGCTCACATTTGCTATTCCAAATCAATGTCCGCACTGTGGTGGCATAATGACACCAGACGTAGTTTACGCAAAAACGCTTAGCAACCTACCGAGAGGAGAATACAGGGTTGGGATTTTCCTTAGATGTACCAATACAGATTGTCTCAAATATTACACGCTTGAATATAATGTAAATACTGCGTACCAGATAATCACATATGACAGATTAATAAAATACACTTATCAACCACCTATAATTGACGAATTTCCAAGAGAAGTCTCCGAAGTATCGCCAACATTTAAAAAAGTGTATGACCAAGCTCTGAAGGCAGAGCAGTTAGGATTAGATCAAATATCGGGTATTGGCTTTCGGAAATCCGTGGAATTTTTAATTAAAGACTATTTAATTAAGCTCAAGTCGGAACCCGAAGTAGATGTTAAGTCTGAATTTTTAGGTAAATCCATCAACCGAATTGAACTGACATCCTTAAAGGACCTTACTAAAGCGGCTACTTGGATTGGAAACGATGAAACTCATTATGTCCGAGTTTGGAAGGATAAAGATATCACTGACATGAAAGCCTTCATTCGTGCAGCAGTTTTATATATCTCGGCAGAATATCAAGCAGCAGCTGCACATGAAATGGTCAAAAAGTAATAACCGGTATCAGCTACGCATTTTGCGTAGTTTTTTTAATAGAAGTCGATTCGTCGATTGCAGTTTCTTAATGGTTTCTTCCGCAACTTTCAATTGAAGTACCAGTTTTTTGATTTCATCACTCATCTCATTTTTCCTCCTCAAAAACAAACCTTTTATCATTTTCCCACGCACTCAACTTAATCATCGTCGCCATCTCCTTGCGAATAATCAGTACCAAAGTAAGGCTCATCTAAGTGATTTAGCTCGTATATAGCTACTTTCATTATGTCTGCTGATTGCATGTCTCTGTCTCGTTGTAAATCAATGGCGTCATTGACTAGCCGCCTACGTAGCTCTTTCATTTCGTCACTCATTTTCAATCCTCCCCGAACGCTTCAAACGCCCGCTTGCGTTCCTCGTTAGTTGGTTCCTTGATAATTATCATGGTAGCTTCATTCTCTCAGCAATTGCTTTAATAACAGGCACCGTCACACTATTACCAGCCTGCTTGTATAATTGGCTGTCACTTACTCCAGCTTCTCGCGCTCGAGTAAATGCCCAATCCGGAAAGCCTTGTAGGCGCCAGCATTCAAGCGGCGTTAATTTTCTTATCCTTAGACCAGCGAGAATGTTGGTCTGCACAAAATTATTATCTTTAAAAGAACCTGCAGTAACCGTTGGCGAAATTGTTCTAGTGCCACCTTTGTTATAACCGTGTGGGTTAGCTATTATCTTTGGCTCTCTTCCTCCACCTTGCATCGTACTTAATGTTGGTGAAATACCACTAGGATCATAAACACGTCCCGGTTGTGGATTACCACCAAAATATTTGGTATTCATAAGATTGCCCACCTGCTTCACTTTCGGCGGTTCACTTTCAGCAACGTACGATCCTGATCCCTGCGCTTCCCCGTAACGGGTGGTAAGGGTATTTGTTGCGTCTGCCCGGCGATTAACTTCTCGGCCGTCTTGAACGATAGGAAATACTTGCTGGGTACGTCGTCCTCTAAGATGTCCGACAATGAAGATACGTTCCCGGTGCTGAGGAACGACTTCGGCTGAGTCAAACACTGACCATTCGACATCGTACCCGATTTCGTCCAATTCAATTTGAAGTTTGAGAAAGTCAAACCCTCGGTTAATACTAAGTAAGTTTTTAACGTTCTCAATGAGTAAGTAGCTGGGTCTATCTTCTTCTTTGAGGTCTCTAATAAGCCCTGTAACTGTAAAAAACAAAGAACTACGCTTTCCGGCAGTGAATCCTTTTTGCTTACCGGCGACTGAGATGTCTTGGCATGGAAAACCAAAGCACCAGCAGTCTGCTCTGGGTAACTCACTAGCTCTAACTGTTCGTATATCACTTGCATTCCAAATCCCTTCCACATCATGAATAGCCTGGTAGCTTTTCCTAGCAAACTTGTCCCATTCAATCCAGCCAACGCATGTATGACCAGCTTGCTCCATGCCAAGATGAAAGCCACCAATACCCGCAAACATATCAATAAACTGCATCTAGCTAGCTCCTTTCATAAATACGAGCCAATGGGTTTTGCCACGCTTGTCACCAAACAACGGTTGATACCCGATTGCATCTAGCAACTCACTCAGCTTAATTTGTTCTTCGTTCCATTTGAATATTAACGTGCCGTGCGGCTTTAATACTCGCATACACTCGGTAAATCCCTGCCGTAAATCAAAAGGCAAAGTTTCGTCCAGAGTGCCATACTTCTTGGCCAACCATGACGATTTACCCGCATACCGTAAATGAGGCGGATCAAACACGACCATGTAAAACGTGTTGTCGTCGAACGGCATAGCGCGAAAATCCGCTACAATATCAGGCTTCACTTCAATCACCCGATCACGTCCCAAGTTGCTATCAGACGCCGTCACTGTTTCACTGCGCTTATCCATGTAGGTCACAGCCGGGTTATGCTTATTGAACCAAAACATACGACTACCACAGGAAGCATCTAGGATATATTTCATCCTTCGCCCTCCATCGATTCTGCCATCGCCATGACCAGCGGATAGTCTTCCCACGCTACTTCCGACTCATCTGCGTAGCCCATAGCCTCACAGGCCGCTTGTATGGCCCATGCTGGAATTTCAGTATCCATATCTAATCCCCCTTGTCGTTCGGGTCAATATCATACCAGCCCTTGGCACACATGAGCTTCCACTTGTAGTCATCACTCTTGATCACATGGTTTAAGTGCTCGCAACGCTTGAAGGCGTCACCATAACGCTTATAAATCTTTGGGTAGTTTTTCATGATTTCGCCCTGGAAGGTCAGGACAACCATGTAGGCCACTACCGCTTCTTTACCCAATACCATTGATAAACTTGTCATCTTTGTTCAATCTCCTTAACCTCAATCTCAATTCTCGGCTGCCGGCCATAACGTTTACTAGCGACAATATCTGTTATCAGTGCGTCATCTTGCCAGTAAATACCGTGTAATGCGTCAAGAAACGACTTGATATAATTGTCTAAGTCTGGCTTAACGACTGGTAAGTGTCTGCCATCAATTCGGCGCTGTTTTTCGACCTTAGACAAGCTTTGCTGTACCGGCCGATAAAATACCAAGGTAACTGCCAAACTGCCTGACAACGGCTGATTTCGATACGTGAGCATAGCTTCCTCAGCGACAGCCTGCTTGAATTGCTTGACTGCTTTAGGATCATACAGCAGAATCGATCGACCATAGCGTGTGGCTCGCGGTCGTTGCTGCTGAACTGGTATCAGCATGAAAGTATGCTTAATCATGTTTATTTTTCAGCCCCGGTACCCAACTAATGTAATAGCCATTAACGACCCCGTTAGACATACTGGCCTGTCTGATCGAAAACTCTGGGGCGTCAATCTTCTCGCATAATCGTGCCAGTGTTTGATAGGCGATCACTTCATCAGGATTGTTATACTTCTCAGCACGCCAGTAACCGTTATTCAGTGGCAGGCTGTATTTGTGGACCAAATCCTTTACCCGCTTGAATTCAATTGCCGTACTTTCGGATATCTGTCTGAGAGAATATTTGCCATGCTTATGTGCTTGCCGAATGGCTTTAATATCTTCACGTTCTCCCTGCTTAGAGTCCAGTTTCATACTGGCTAGATAGGCCGCATCACTGCTTACCTTAGTCCCAGGCTTCACAAGTCTAACTGGAAACGGCCATTCACCAGATTTGTAGTTATGTTGCGCGAGCTTAAATATTTCCGGTTCTGGACCGATTGCTAGTGGGTGATCGATATCGGGTAAATCAGCGTTAATTACTAGCACCTGTGTTTCAGTCATGCGCTTACCTCCGTTTGCAATCCTTGTCTAGCTTGCTCTAGATCAATAAAATACTCGGCTGGCTTACCCCAACATTGGGTCAAATCAAAATTTAACCCATCCCGCTGATATTCAATAATTAAAACCGCGAGTGCAAATAACTTGTACTCATGAGCGCACACCTCATCTTGTGCACTACCACCGGCCTTTAAATGCCGCTTCATGCGCTGCTTAGTCCAGTGCAACGCGGCCGGTTCATAGGCATGGTTAGCGGCTAAATTGACTAATTGATTGCCCCAATTCATTTAGCTTCCTCCTGACTGTTCATGAACGCTAGGAACGCCTCATCACTCATATCGTCCTGCTCGTTATCGTTTGAGTTTGGCTTAGAATCCGCCTGAGAAGCGCCGTTTTGCGCCCACTTTGGAATGATCTCTTTACGTCCGGCCCCAGACTTACCCTTTGGCTTAGGTGGTGTCATGTCGTAATTGCTTAACCAACCACCGTTATCCAACCAGTTCGCTAGCTGCTGAACGTACTGTCCCTGTATCCCCTTAACTTCCAAGTACCGCTTATAATTGCCGATACCCTGAATGATTTGGCTCTTAGTGGCTTTACCAGCGGGGTTGGCGCCAGTAACGGTAGCCCGATAATAAGCATTCCATGCGTCACCAAACTTTTCTTGGCGTGGGTAAACAGCCCACACTTCGTTCTGGAACTCTTCACGAATATGGTCACGTGGGTCCTTATTATCTTTTTCGGTAGTAGTCAGTTCAGGTGTAGTATTAGTAAGTTCTTTGGAGCTACCAGTTGGGCTACTGTCTGGGTTACCAGTTGGGCTACTACTTGGGTTACTAGTTAAGCTACTATCACCGTTTCTAGTAGCCCAACTGGTACTGTAAAGCCTGATAATTTGGTACTGAGGCTTTTGCTTATTCCTTTTGCCGGGGACGTATTTGATTAATCCAAGTTGTACTAGTTCGTTCCTAGCCTTCTTTAGCCCGGCCTCGGATAGTCCAGTAAGATCGAGCAACGCAGAATTCTTTAGGGTAAACAGTTTATCTAGCTGATACTCATCGTTCGCGTAGTCTAATAACTCGCGATACAGGTTATTTTGACCAGTTGAGATATCTATTTGGTTCCGTTTCAGATTTCTGTAAGCTCGTCTTTGCTTGAAATAATCCAAATCTACACCTCCTTCACTAACATGGGCCTCACACCCATTCGGTGGATTCAGTCACTGCTGCATTCAAGCCAATTCGAATGTTTATTTCTTATCAAATGCCGCTAGCAATCCTTGTAGCTGACTCTTAGCATCCTCTGCTTGTGCTACTGTCAGATTCTTCCAATCATCGTCAGTCCCTTTCCAATCAGAGACAATTTGTTGAATAACCTCATTAGTCACTGATAATGGTGTGCCATTCTTGGTTTGGGTGGCCAGTTCACCAGCAAGGTTAGCAATCTCACTCGTCTGTTTTGAACTAGCAATGATGGTGGTAGGATCAAAATCTTCATTCGCCTTATCGTCTGCTACAGGCTGTTGCTTGCCAGCTAGTAATAATTTAGCAGCAGTCTTAAATTCAGGTTTCTGTGCATTCTCAGCTAGCCATTCAATATAGCCACGATTCTCATTCATGACATCTCCCATGCTCTTGCCTTTATTTTTGCCAAAGTTAAGTTTTAAATTAAAGGCTTCATCATGAGTCATGGTTTCGTTATTCTCACGTTGGTTAAAGTTCTGCATATCTTCGACATCCTGTGTGAAGACATTTGATAAACTAGCGATGGTCAGTGTGGCATCAACCTGGGCCCGCTTTTTCGCCATCTTCAGTACCGTGTTTTTCATTGAAAAACCATCACGAGAAACGTACTTACTCTCTTTTGTGTTTGCTGACCCTAATCCCTCAGTTAACTGCATACCACTCTTGTACAGCACGCACTTGACGGTATAGTCGAAATAACCATCCTTGTAGTTTTCAACCTTATCAATGACGTTATATTCACTCGTTACACCCATCAGCATTTGAATTTTCTCAGCTCCGGGCTTCAATAATGTCGGTTTTTGTGTGCCAGGGACAACCCCAAAATCTTGACCATCTTTTAGTTGATGTTGAACCATAGTTTGGAAATTAGAGATAGCCTGTAGTTCGCTAGCCATCTTGTTTTGATCAGTACCCATGATTAGGGATAAACTGTTCGTTTGATTTTCTGCTTTCGCGATTGCTTCACTCATATCGGTTCCTCCTAGTATTTAAACGTGACCTTCTCAGTTGCTGGTTTTTCAGTAATACCAGCGATAATCTCGCCATCTTCCATGACAAACTTGTCACCAACCATGCGACCAGCTTTTTTCAAATCAACTTTATCAATAGACTCCTTGACCTTGATGTATTGGCTCATACCTTGATTACGAAGTGAGTTCAAAACCATCTTTTCGTCATACGCCAACCCAGCCGGGTTCTTGCGAGTTGATACACGGCCATTAGGAGTATCGATTTTGAATTTCTTATCGACTAACCGTTGATCACGTAAATAGTCGGTCAGTAGCCCTTCGAAGTACTCGCGGTTGGCTTGGTTCTTATCAAGCTCCCGGTCGCGCCATGCAATTGCCTGGTCAATATTGTTCTTCGCAACTTGGCCAATTTCATCATCATGCGCTTGGATAGCCTTGAGCTTCTTTAACGCCCAGTCAGCTTTCTCCAATGAGTCAATTTTGAAGCCTTCGTTTTCACGTTCTGTCACCGTTCTAAGTTCTTCTTTTAACATTGCATCCATGATTGAAATCCTCCTATTTAATATCCAGCAATGACGCCACTTTCGATTAAGTCTTCCTCGGTGGGCACATCATCACGCCAGCCTTCCGCAGCTTCTTCTTGGTCAATTAACCAGCTATCGTAGCCGTTCATTTCGCCACCTCCATGTCAAACGTTGTCTTAGTGACTGTTTCGGAGTACAATAGAATTCGAAAATAAATTTATTAAGCGTCTTTGCTGCACAGGTACTCCCAATACTCGAGCAGCTTTTTTCGTACTCAAATTTAGGCTTTAGCGATACTTTGCGTACTTCCAATTCGTTCAACCTCCTTAAACGTGTTAAAAAGACTATCTAACTCCTGAATCGTGAGCTGTTTGTAAAGCACGTTTCCAATCCGGAATGTAAATTTCATCGTCTTCATCTCCTTAAATCCCAAACCAGCCAGCAACTTCATGACGCTTGAACCACAATGCAGTTAACGCGCAACCTACTAATACTCCTTCAATCATTTTGAATCCTCCTTACGCTCGTATTTGATTGTCGGCCATCCACTTTTCTAAAGCTTTTTGTGAAAATGAATCTTTTGTACCCTTCTTGAAATGTGGAAATCCAGGCTGATAGTAATAAAAATCTTTTAATGTATCCACACTGCATCCAAGCATACTAGCAGCTTGCTGTTGGTTTAATCCCTGATCCGGTGTGTAATACTCCTTCACCAGTACTTCCAGTTGTGGCATGATTCTATCGGCTACCGCAACAGCTACAGCATCAATAAACTCTGCGTCGTTTTGCGTTGAGATCATCATCTCTATCACTCCTTCCTATGTTTAACGACTCCATCTTTAAACCATTTCTTCATTCGCTGTTTAAGCTGATCTTGCATAGACAAATCAAAGCCACGACATACATACGCGATTAGGTTTAGCAAGTAAAGCACTGCATCAAAACACTCAGCGACTAGCGTCTTAGGATCATCAAAGTCATTTGGCTTTAAGTCCTCCTTAGGTATCGTTAGTTCATCAAGTGAATCCTGAATAGCCGCTAGTGCTTGGCTTAATTCTGGCATCGTTTTAACAGCCATTGCTAATGGCTCCTTCATAATTCGGTCGCCATCAATCACCGGTGTCGTAACGCCGACAAATCGATGTGCCAATTCAATTGCAAAGAATTGATTTTGATTAGGTAACGCTGCTAGAAATGCTGGTACCGATTCTATTCGAATACGTGCCTGATCATGCCTTTGTTTGTAAATAAGCGTTACTGAGTAGCCTACCTTACCGCTCAGTTCAATAGGCGTTACGTTGTTATGGTTAATTACATCGGTCAACGTACTACCTGCAAATACTGAGCTAGACTGTGTTGACATTCCATCACCACCTTTCAGTTTTATAGGTTTAACCTGAATTAGGAACGCCGGATAATATAATTAAGAGTTAATCATCTCGTAGAACTCGTTCCGGTCTCCGTCGTGAATCATAGCTATCAGCTCTTGAAGATCGTCTTCAGACATCCAGAATGTCTTAGCATTAATTAGACTCGGCGACACTGCCGGGAGCAGTTCGATGATTGAATCGACAAGTTCACGTTTGTGATTTTTAATTACTTGCATGTTGTTTCCTCCGTTCTTTGAAAAGTTAATAGTTTTGTTCGCTCCTTATGCAATAATTGAGCATAAGGAGGTGATATTTATGGCTATTATGACAACTGCAAAGCTTCATTGTTATCAGTGTGATCATGATTTTCCATTAAACATGTATCAGCCAATCACAAAAATCAGTTGTCCGTACTGTGATACAGACGTTGATAAATCAATGATTGAGCCTATTCGCAATGCTTGGGCACAAGTTTCCGGCTTAAACCAGGCATTCTACAAACATGAAATGGAATCAGAAGAACCACGTTTTAGTCTCAATATTCATGATGAAGAAGTTCATCTTGAAATTGATGATATTGACAATGAAACTGAATAATTGATTCTAGTTGCCGAGGGTGCATATTAAATTGCTCCTCGACTTTTTGTACAGCAACAAGAACACTATCTAAATCATTTGGGTATGCTACCTCTCGTGCGAACTTGCAAGCTTCCGCATACTTATTTATTGAGGAACCTTTATATTTTTCCTCACTCATTTTGCCGCCTCCTTTGGTTTAACTTCGTTTTGTTGTTTAAGATTAAGATTTAACAACCTTTCGTAGTTAAAAGCTCCATAAAAAAGCTTCTCTTTTTTCACACCTAGATAATCTTCAAGAAGTTGCATGATAGCTACAGATGGCACTGACTTGCCATGTTCCCACTTGCTGATAGTGCGCTGATTTACTTTTAAAACAACCGCTAGTTCTTCTTGAGTTAATCCTTTCCTCTCTCGGATAGTCTTCAATGTGTTTGGCTTAAGCATTTCCACACCTCCTTTAACAACTTTATGTAGTAATATTATACTACGTTTTGTTGTAAGTCAATAGTTTTTACTATTTTATGTAGTAACTTGTATTTATTTACTACTTTACGTGGTAACATCAACTTTAGTGGAGGTTTGATTATGATAGCAAAACGCATTAAAGAGTTAAGAAATTTAAAAAGGATCAGCCAACGTGAACTATCAGAAAAATTGTCAGTCTCGCAACAAACTGTTGGTAGCTGGGAAACTGGACGATCTGAGCCGAATACAGAGATGATTAAAAAATTGGCTAGATTTTTCGATGTTTCTACTGACTACTTACTAGGGAACAACGAAAAAACACATAAATCACCTGACTGGGCTACCGAAGCCGATCGCATTGATTTAGATAAGTTGCTTCAATCAAATACACCTATGGGATATGGTGGAATGAGTATGGCACCCGAGGACAAGGAAAAAGTTCGTAATGTTATTGAGGGAATTTACTGGGACCGTTTGAAAAAAATACGTGAAGAAGGAAAAAAGTAGGTGTTTGCATGCGATACGACACGTATCTTAAGGTAGAACAACTTGCGAAATCCTTTGGAACGTATGATCCATTTGCGATTGCAGATAAATTGGGATTCGAAGTTCACTTTAAGGACATTGGGGCAAATATGGGGGTCTGTACTCCAATATTGGGAATCACAGATATAATAATTAACGATAGCCTTCGTGATTCACCGGCCAGACTTCCAGTTATGGCTCATGAATTATGCCACGGCATTGAGGACACGGCCTGTGTTTCTTGGTACACACTTGGAGACTACCAGAAGAATAGCGCTGAGTACAAGGCCAATGCTTTTGCATGCCAAGAATTGGCTAAACTTTATGAAGAACAATACGATGAATTGCCTGATACCTTTAATACGCTGAAAAACGCATACGGGTTACCAAATGAATTTATGGAATTTTTCTCGTTTTCATAACATGAGTTAAAATTTAATAATCATAGGAATTTTTATTTTGGGAAACATTAATTTGGAGGATATAGAATGAAAAAGAAATTGATTTTTAGTGCCGTCATGTTAGTGGCTTTAACGCTAGGGGCTTGCAGTAATACCAAATCATCACAACAAAACGGTGAATCAGCTTCAAATAGCGTTGCTGCCAAGAAGAAAGCCTCCGCTAAATTGGAATCCAAGAAAAAAGCAAGTTCAGAGAGCAAAGCTGACTCTGAAAGCAAAAAGAAAGTTTCTGAATCAAGCAGCAAAGCTGCTTCTATTAGCGTGGCTAAAGCAAGTTCAACTAGTGTAGCACAAGCTAATTCAGCCTCACAAAAAGCATCCAGCTCATCAGTAGCTGCTAGTTCATCTGTTGATCGAGAATCCTCGACTAGCGAAAATAGCTCATCAATTTCAATGGATGAACATACACTAACAGGATTTTTAAATAAATACGGAGTTTCACCAGTGTTATATAAAACACAGCATGGGATGTCTGAAAAGGAAGCTTTTGAAACTACCCCGGATTCAATGAAAAGTTCTGGCGAACTACAGACCCAATTTTTAAAATATGGAATAAAGTAATCAAGCTCATAACCAAGTAAAAGTTCTCCTTGGGTCTTCACGCGAGCGTAGTTCAACGGTAGAACACAATTGATAATGCTATATTTGTGGCGCCTCCACAGTTCCATTTATTAATGCAGGTTCGACTCCTGCCGCTCGCATTTAAAACTTAATTGGACCTTTAGCTCAGTTGGTTAGAGCAGACGGCTCATAACCGTCCGGTCGTTGGTTCGAGCCCAACAAGGTCCATTGCACAAAAAAATCAATACTCGTCCTCGTCAATGTTTAAACTGGAAAACGCCTTATGAGGTTTTTATATCAACAGGTATGGTACTTAATTTGACAATTTGACAAGTCAAAAAGAACATACGATCTGCATAATTAGATGTAAACTAGTTTTATGAAGAGCACTAGTATTTACAAGACAGAAAAAGGTGATACAATGGAGATTTTAAATACAGTCTTGGGAATAGCGGCGTCTATCATTAGTATATACGCTGCTATTACTAGCACGACTGCGAAAAATATGATTAACAATCAGCAAAATCATAATCATGCCGGAAGAGATATTAATCAAAATAATAAGAAATAAAGATTAAAGAAGGATTTATTATGCCTGGAAATCAGCAAAATCATAATCGCGCCGGAAGAGATATTAATCAAACAACAAATATTATTGAACGTGGACCATTAAATAAAAACAAAATTTTTGATTGCTTGTGTGCTTTTTTGAAATATGATGGGTCAGTGGCGGACGTTGATATAACATCTTTGCCCGCAAAGGTTAATACTAAGCTGGAATTTAATAAAAGTTTTTCATTTAAAGAATTTCTTGACAATCATATTCACGAAGCTGATGAGCTTAAAATTGTACTTGATGATAGATTTCCTGACAGTAGTAAAGTTTTGGGAAGATTAAAAGATATATATATACAGTTTGCAACAAGAGATGAAAAAAGGAAAAAAATCCCTCTAGATGGGGATAATGTTTTAGAAAATATGTTTTCTTGTATCTTCGATATTGTAAGTCAAGATTGCAGATTGAATGTTGAAAACGACGTTAGTGATGAAGAGATAGAAATTTTTGCATATGCTTTTCTAGAATATGGAATAGAAAATTGTCAAGTATTACTTAATCCGTTAGCCCAGGAGTGGTGATGATGTTATTAGTAAATAAAGCAACGAGACCTGAAAATACAATATATCATATCGCTGCTCTGATTAATGATGTGATAAACAACTCTTGTGAGGGAATAGATTTTTCTAGTTTGTATAAGGTCATAATAAATAAGTTTTATGATAAACAACAATTAAATTCAACCTCTTACATGCTGGCATTAGATTTTCTGTTTTTAGTAAATAAAATAAATATTGATAAGGAGGGAAAAATATATGTTTCTCAAAAAAATGAAAATAATTAAAAATGATATTCAAGTTATCAGAACTATGCATTTTAAGGAAGGAGTAAATTTTGTAGTTGATGAAGAAGATTCTAGTAAGCATAATCACGTTGGAAAAACAACTGCTCTTAAATTAATAGATATAGCGCTTGGATCTAGGGACAAAAAATATATTTATATTGATTCAGAAACTGGTGCTAAGAATGGTAGATTAGAAAGATTAGTGAATAAAGACAAGATATCGGTGATATTAAGTGTTGCCCCCTCTTTCAGAAATTCAAAGGATGAAACACAATTAAAAGTTGATTTATTCAGTGGTGGATATAAGTATATAAATGGCGAGAAAACAAGTGTTAGAAAATATAACAATAAATTAAATGAAATCTTTTTTAAAAACAATGAGAATAATCCCACATTCAGAAGTCTTATTCCATCGTTTGTTCGTGTATCTGCCAAGAAGGACAGCTATGACTTTTTAAAGAATTTACACTCAACCACTTCGAATTTACAGTACAGATATATATATAATTATCTTTTTAATATAACTTCTATGGATGATAGTGGCAGACTAGAGAGCTTAAAACAAGATTTAAATCAGGTAAAAAAAGGGGAAAAACAATATCGATCTTTTGGTAATAATGACTACTCTGAGGAAGTCATTGATCAGTTGCTCCTTGCTACTGAAAATGATTGCCAAAAAATCCAAATGCAAATTAATGCTATTACTCGAGGCACAGATTTTTTAAAACAAAGAAAATATATTTCAAAACGGCGACAGGAATATATCGATAAAAATAATGATATTTCTGATTTAGAATACAGAATTAGTATCACAAAAGATGACTTGAGCCAAATTGAAATCAAAGACAGTTGGAGTATTAATGATGGACTGGTAAAAAAGTTATTTAACGAAATTCAGCCCAACATGCCTCAAGTTCAAAGAACATATGAGGATTTAATTAAGTTTAATAAAGCATTGAGCAGTAACAGAAAAAGTTATCTCAATGGCATCAAAGAGGAACTAGAAAAGCAACTTAAGACAAAAAAAGAAGAGCAAAAACAATTTTTACTTGATAACACAAATTGGATCGGTTTAATAAAAAATGATGATATTTCTCAATATGATCATTTGAACAAAAAATTAATTGATTCTAGAAAAAAATATGATCGATTGGAAGAACAGAAAAAAACGTTAACTGATTTTTCATCTAGAAAAAAGTTTTTAGAACAGGAAATTGAGACATTTAAACAAAAAAGCACAAACTTTAGAAGTAACTATCAGGAGCAATTAAATTTATTCAATGATTTTTTTGGGCCACTTGAAAAAAACATATCCGGTGGTTCACCTGTAATGGTATATCATGAAGATTTGGGGACGTTCCCGCTTTCTATAGAAGATTTGGATGAAGGGACAAGTACTGGTACCTTAAAAACAATGATTATCTGTTATGATATTGCTTATCAAAAGTTTGCTAATAGAATTAACAAAAATGTACCTAATTTTATAGTTCATGACATATTAGAGAATATCGAGGGTGAAGTTTTAAACAAATTAATCAAAGAAGTTAATGAAACAAATTGTCAAATGATAATTGGAATTTTAAAAGAAAAACTTGTATCTTCTGGTATAGATGAAGATACTCAAAAGAAACATCAACTCTTATCACTATCCAATGTAGATAGATTATTTGAACCATCCAATAACAATAAACAGTAGCGGACCTGTAGTTCAGTTAGTTCGAGGAGACGGCTCATAACCATCCGGTCGTTGGTTCGAGCCCAACAAGGTCCATTCACGCGAGTGTAGTTTAGTGGTAAAACGACAGCCTTCCAAGCTGTAGTCGCGGGTCCGATTCCCGTCACTCGCTTAGTACCCCATTATTGGGGTATATATTTTGAGTTCAAAAGAACATACGTTCAATAATTTTAATTGGAGGAATGATGAGTATGCCACGACAATGGAAACCTTTAAAACGTCACCCTGGAATCTACGAATATGAAACAAAACGAGGGAAAAAATATGGGATTCGCCGTTCTTATACCGATATTAATCATAAATACCGCACTTGGAGCAAATCTGGTTTTTTGACTTGGCGAGATGCTGATATTGAATTAAAAAAATTCGAAGTAACACTTGGAACTGGGCAAATCACCGCATCAATTTCAGACGCAATTACACTTCAAGCTTACTTTGATAAAGTTCTAAAGCGAAATATCGACTTGAACCTTTGGCGACCAGCTACCATTACTCAGAAAAAAAACTACTGGAACAATCAATTAAAGCCTGTTTTCGGTAATCAGAAAATCAATGAAATCACTAGGCAAAGTTATCAAAATTTTATCGATCAAATGATCAAAGATGGTTATGCCAAGAACACTATTATTACAACCAATTCTGTAATGCAAATATTGATGAATGATGCTGCCAGGAATGATGTGATTGTGAAAAACAAGTTGAGTGGTATCTCAATTGATGGTGGTAAATCACCGTCATCAAAAGCAATCACCGAAAAACAGTATAACCGACTCATGGCCGTAGCACCTCGTGTCTTGTCAAAGTATCAATACTGCATGTTAGCCCTTCTAACGCTCGGGGAACGACGTGAAGAACTTATGGGACTGCAATTCAGTTCTTTTAGGTTCTCACAATGGAATGATGAAGAAGTTTGTGCAATCCAATTTAAGAAAGGCCGTACCAACGCAGAACCAGATGGCGGCGACTTAAAGAATAACTCAAGCTACCGCACAATATATGTACGTGGTGAAATGCTCAATATTTGCCATTACGCCATCACCTATAGTCAAAATATTTATTCAAAAACACATAGAAACATTAATGATGAAAGTTTTTTATTTGTAAATGAAAAGACAGGTATGCCAATGGGAGTACAGCAAGCAAATAAGGTTTTGAATAAAGTGGGTGAAGCAGCTGGAATTCATATTACCCCTCACATATTCCGACATTACTTTGCTACCATGGCACTCACCAATGGACAAGTTGCAACTGATGTCATGCACTGGTTAGGCCACTCATCTTTGCAAATGACTCAAAGTTACACTCGGGAAAATGTTCGTGGTGCTCTTAATGTCTTTAATGGCATGGCTCCTACTCTACTAGGAGATTCAGACGATGAACACCAAAGTTTGTGA